GGGTTCATGCTGTCTCCACAATAGGTCGCGCTTTCTTAAGGCGCATCATTTCATTGACAAAATTTATCGCCGCCTCTAACTGCTTGACCGTCACGGTCTCCAGTTGGGCGTCGTGGACTTCCATCGCCAGGTTCAGGGCCGTCAGCTCGTCACCGCGCACGATGAAGCGGCTTGTCAGCCCTCGCCTAGCGAGTGTATAGATCGCGTCCTGCGCTGCCCGCAGCTCGGGCATCCAGTCGCTGCCAACGCCCTGCTGGGCGAGCGCCTCTGCGATGTTAAACGCGCTGATGAGGATGTCGATCTCCGCTTTGGTCGCAGTGCCCAGCCGCAGTGTGTTCATCGCGTCGTGGTTCCTGATCTTGATCGTAGCGCTTTCACTGACCTCATCGACTCGCTTGAGGCCCGACTGCACCCACGCCATGTTGTCAAGGCGCACGCCCTTGGGCTTGTATTTGCTACGCTTGCGCATGGATCACCCACTGGGTCTTTGGCTTTTGGCGATACGCGCCCCATTTGGTTCGCTCTTTCGGGTGTGGGCAGTCTTCAGGCACGGGCACAGCCACCCAGACCTTCTCAAACTGCCCACGCTTGCCCAGCCGCCAGCGGTCCACGTACACATCAGGCATGGCCTTTAGCGCCGTCCTGACGTTGGCAGGGTGTACGCCCGTCGCTTCGGAAAGCTCATTCGGCGTCATGCCGTTTGGGCTTGCCCGCAACAGCGTGCGGATTCGCTTCTGCCGTATGGGTGTCATTGCTTTGCTTTCAACGTAGCCCAAGCCACCTCATTGCACTTAGCGCATTGGTAGCGGTAATGGTTGCGGTCCGGCACGGGGGTCAGTAGCCAGCGGTGTTTGCATTGGGTCATGTGTTCCCCCTTGCTCGGATTTCTGCGGCAGCTAGATGGCAACCCCATGACTCTGCCTCTTTTTCACACGCTTCACGCTCATCAGCACGGACAAAGGCTTCAAAGACTTTGAGCTGTTCAGTGGTGCAGTCCCAGTGAGTGTTTTGAAGCTCAAAAAAGCCAGCCTCACGGGCCATGTCTATCGTGTCTCTCATACGTTGCGCTCCTTGAGTTTGGCTTCGATGGCGCGGATGGCCGCATTGACGGATTGACCTGACTTCACGCAGTAGCGTGCAGCCTCATCGACTTCTTCATCCGTCAGCCCAACCCATGTGCGCTGTGCTGCGGGTGGGGTGGTTGCCCATTCTGCGTTAGCCCATCGGCGCACCAACTTGGAGAAAGCAGGACCAAACATGCCTGCCGTAAGGTCATAGCCGCCGTCTTTTTCATCGGCAAGCAGCGCTTCAATGATCTCGCCAGCAAGCGCTTGCACTGCCATGCCGGGTGGGGTGTAGCGGTTTCCAGCGGGTTCAAGGGTATGTCCGTTTGCAAGAATGTCGCAGACGACCGTACGTTCGGGGTCGCGCATCTTGCTTTGCCATTGTTGCAACGACTCGACGCGGCGCTTGTAGAAGTCTAACGAGTCTTTTACTTCATCGTGCTTTTCAATCCAGTGCGCCACTTGCTTTGCGTAAAGATTGGCGGCATCGCGTTCTGTTTCAAGCGCCAGCTCTAGTGCATGGCATCCCTCTTTCCACTGAAGCGCCTTCTTCCCAAGCTCGACAACTTCTGCGTGTAAGCGCTGTTGCATTTTTAAAATGGCGGAATTGCTTGTTTGCTTAACCAAAATTTCTAAATCAGTCATGTGTTCTTCTCCTTGAGTTTGGCTTCGATGGCGCGTGAAATTTGAACGTGGCTAGGAGCGCAATAGTTGATCTTTGCCGCTGCGTCTTCGTATGCTGACCCAATCTCCTTATCCGTCAGCCCAACCCATTGCCGCCGTGCTGCGGGTGGGGTGGTGTAGAGGTCGGCAGCTTTAAACCAACGGGCATCACAGTCTGTAATATCGCCGGGCATTGTCACGCGAGTGCGCCCTGTTTCACCGTGCTGCCATAGCGTTGCCGCAGGCTCCTGCACAGGCGCCGCCCTCTCATCAGCACGGACAAGGGCAACAAGGCGTTCCAGTTCAGGCGAAACGTATGTCACGCCCTCAAAGGACAGCAGCGGAAAGCCAGCTTCTTTACAAAGCTCCATTGTGGTTTTCATTGCAGCTTCTCCACGGGTGGGGGAACCATCTTCTCACTGGGCGGCGTCCAGCCGTACTTGCGCCACAGGGCCTGAACATCAGCCCCGCTGCTCCATTTAAAGTCTGGGTGTCCGACTGGAATCCACGGTGTAGTTTTGGTCATTATTTGCTCCTTCGATTACTAAGTGCCGGTAGGCACGGATTGCTGTCTTCAAGTCTGCTCGCAGACTCTCGATCAGCTCTTCTTGCTCAGACAACCGCACAGCAGCGTCTTGGGCAAACTTGGCCAGGTTGTGCGTTTCCCACGCCGCGAACCTGCTCATGCTTTGGTGGCCAGCGCCAGCAGCTCGGCCCTCTCTCTGGCCACCCGCAGCGTGTTGTATCGCTGGTGCAGGCGCTCGATCACCTTGACGCGGCGGGCACCTGCCAGCTCAGAGTCCAGCAGTGCCTTGACATCCACCTCTGGCAGCGAGGCCAGCACGTCGTTAAGACTTCGCCATGTGTACGTCAATTTTCTTCTCCAGTTGTTCAATCAGTTTGGTCGTGCGGGTGTGTGAGCGCTGCGCTGCGTTGAGCTGGCGCGTCTTGTGCCGCAGCTCAGACTTAGCCGCCCGCAGCTTGGCTTTCCATTGGTCGATTCGTTTCATTTCAGGGCCTCCAAGGCGATTTGAGAAAGGGACAGCTTGTCGTGCAGCGAACGCCAGATTTTCTGATCGACAGTGGCGTCAGTCAGACATACATAGCACCACACGTCATGCCGCTGGCCGCTACGATGCAAGCGCCCGACGGTCTGCTCGTACAGTTCAAGCGACCAGGGCAAGGACAAGAAGACGATGTGCCGTCCTCCGTGTTGGAGGTTGAGGCCGTGGCCTGCCGACTTGGGGTGGACGGCCAACAAGGCGACCTCGCCTCGGTTCCAGCGCTCGATGGCGTCGTCATCATCGAGTGTCGTGAGGTGCTTAAACCGTCGCTTAAGTTCGGCAAGCTCTTCTTGGTACTGGTAAACAAGTAGGGTGTTGGCATGTTGATTCTCGTCAAGCAGTTCTTCAAGGCGATCAAACTTGTGTGACGACAGCCAGATCGGGCCGTTGTCGGAGTACAGGAAACCAGACGACATCTGCTGCAACTTCTGCGTGACGACGGCAGCGTTGACCGCCACCACGTCGGCCAGCACGAAGTCCTTCTTCATCTTGTTGTAGTCAGCCATGTCCATCTTGCAGCTCACCTCCACGGTGTGCAGCGGCGGCAGCTTGTCCTTGTACTCGCCAGGCTCCAAGACGAACGTCGCGGGTTTGATGCGGTGCATGACCAGTTCGAGCGAGCCAGGACGCGGCTTCCAGTCGCCGAAGTCCTTGTTGACCAGCGTGAAGTATTGCTGCATGAACGCGCCTTTGGCGCGGCCCAGCAGCGACTGATCGACGATCTTGCATTGACCGAACACATCCTCAAGGCCGTTGCTGGTGAACGAACCAGTCAAGCCCCAGCGGATTTGAATCTCGCCGATGACTTTGTTCAGCGCCTTGAAGCGAGCGCCTGACGGGTTCTTCAGCTTGGTCAGCTCGTCAAACACAATGCCGTCAAAGTCTAGGTCCTGCTCGGCCAACCACTGGATGTTGTCGTAGTTGGTGACGACTACGTCAGCCAGCGAGTGCAGCGCTGTCTTGCGTTGCTTTGGTGTGCCCACGGCCACGGTCACCAGCAGCTTAGGTGCCCACTTCTTTGCCTCGACTGGCCACACGTCAGTGCAGACGCGCTTAGGCGCGAGCACCAACCAGCGGGGGGCGTGTCCTTCGAGCACCATAGCCTGCATAGCCGTCAGCGTGATGGCTGTCTTGCCAGCACCGACTGGCGCTAAGATCATGGCGCGGTCGTGCTCGTACAAGAAGTCAGCAGCCGTGTCTTGATAGTCACGCAGCTTTAGCAATTCGCTCTCCTATCCAGCGCACCACTGGCACGGCCCAAGAGTTGCCAAGTGCCTTGTATCGCGGTCCGTCTGGGCACTTGTCTTTAATGTTGGTGTAATTATCAGGAAAGCCTTGCAGGCGTTCGCACTCCACCGGTGTCAGACGGCGAACAGCCATGTTAGTTTGCATAACACCATCATGGCGACCGCCATCACCGCCGCGTTGAATTGTCCCGGCTAGATCAATGCTGGCTGTCAATTCTTCTGACCAGCCTATTGGCTGCGCTATCGCCTGCGGCTGTCCACGACTGTCCATGCAGTAAGCCGAACCATCCAGCAAATACTCTTTACCTTGTGGCCCAGCCTCTGGTGCGCGGCCTATGCAATGAGGGTGAATGCTGATCACTGGCGTCTGGCCCTCGTCTAGCGTAGAGTTGATGCCCTTGTGCATTCGGGCCGTCAGGCAGTTGCCCACCTCGTAGGGTTGCACCACCATTGCCTCGGCTTCTACTCTTTCGTTGCCTGTGCGACTGAAAGGAGGGCCGTTTGTAACGCAGGGGGCAATACTTTGCCCCGCTTCTCTGCTCGGCGCAGTATCCCTGCGCACGCCGTCGAACTCAAAAAGAACCGCTGCGGGATCGAAGTCGTCTCTAGCACTTGCGACAACGAACACACGGCGGCGTCGTTGGGCCACTCCGAAATATTGGGCGTCGAGGACTCGCCACGCGACTGCTCTTTGGGGGCCATCGATAAAACCAGCGTTAGCCCATCTGCCCCCTGGTGCGATGAGTGCGTCATCTTCGCCGGCAAGTGCTCCCAAAAAGCACCCGAAGGCATTATCT